TCCGTCGCTAACCATTTCCGGTCTCCACCACCCTCCCTTCCTCGCGGTTACATCACATTTGCGCGTAGAGTTGTTCGGAGCCTGTTCCCTCACGGGTGGGACTCCGGCTCATACGAATCTTGTGTGCTGAACTGCGATCCTTCTTTGTCAGCTTGTTTGGAAAATCGCCGCGGTGCGGGCGGTCTCCATGGCTTTGTCTCGGGTTCCTACGAAGGACCCGGTAAATTCCGACAGTCAGATTTCCTGACGACTTGTTCGGACGGGGCAACCCGTCCATTGAGCGTCTCTTCGGGTTTGACTGTTGTACAAAGCGCGGGGAAGCCTCGCCCTTTGAGCAAATTCTCGGCGGACGCGATACACTTGAGGCCGCTTCACAAGGCGATCTATGATAGACTGTCGCGCGAGAAGTGGCTCTGTCGCGGTGATTTTACAACTGACGTTCTACAGCGTGCTGGTTTTTCTTTTGTCTCTGGTGAGACTTTGACTTCGGGGGATTACAAGAGTGCTACCGACAATCTCTCTATTGAGGTTGCCGAGGCTATTCTTGACGAGTTGCTGAGTTCCACGGTCTCTGTGCCTGGATCTATGAAAGCATACGCCATGAGTATCTTGCGTCCCACGTTGTTCAACCTTGAACACGGCATAGAAGAATTTTCTCCCTCGAGAGGTCAGATGATGGGGTCTTTTCTTTCTTTCCCTCTGCTTTGTTTGCAGAATAGAATCGCTTTCTTGTATGCAGGCGACTCAGTTGGGATTGATTGTTCGGAATTCCCATGTCTGATCAACGGCGACGACATACTTTTCCGTTCTGGTCCGCACTTCAGTGCGCACTGGATGGATACAGTCGGTCGTCTGTCGTTGGAGGTGGAGAAGACTAAGACATCCGTTTCCCCGGAGTTCGGTTCGCTTAATTCCACACTTTGTCGGCGCTTCGGCGCCTTCTATCGTGTGGTTGCGACTGTCCGAATGGGAATGCTACGGGAGTCTGAATCTTTGGACACTCTCTCGAAGGGTTTTGATGATTTTATTGCTGGACTAAAGGGGTCACTCCGCTTTCGAGCGGCGATGGCCTGGTTCAGCTGGAACATAGGAAAAATACGGCCTTTAGGACTCACAACTTGGGATCTCGGTTTTCGAGGTCCCTTGGCCTATAGGGCGACAAAGAAGTTCGGATTACGGCTTGGGCCGAGTCTCCAATCTATTCCGAGTCTCAAGGTTGAGAATGGTCTGTCGCTCGATTGTGAGTATGTGGACCCTGATCTCTTGGACCAGGACGAAAAGAAGGAGAATTTGGCCGAATTGGCCGCTTGGAAGTGGAGGACGGCTTTCCAGGTTTCCTCGAGGCCGCGTCGCTATTTTATCTTTTATCTAGCCATTTCTGCCACTAGGAGAGATGAACCTGACTTCAAACCGTACTTGTACGGTGGCGAGTCGGGCGTTCTCTCCCGGAATGTGGGTGGCGCCAAGATATTTAGACAACGTGTCCAGCGAAAGGACAGAGGGTTTCCGCTTCTCATCCCGATGAGAGGCAAGTTACCTTCTTACGAGGAGTTCCTGGCGGGAGAGGTAGACGTCGGCTCGGTTGAGCTGCACGCTAAGGATAAGAAGTAACCTTAACGCCGTAACGGACCACCCGTGGCTTAGCGCTCTCGCTCTAGAAAA